TTACACAAGCCTCCCTTAATCCTTCCAGAACACGCCCAGTAAGCCCGTCAGGGCCATACCAGCGGTCACGATGGCTTCGGATTGCTCTTGATCCAGACTCACGCCCGAAGCGGTCAAAATCCAAATCAATCCTGCCCATGTTGACCTCTGCTCAAGTGCTATGCCAAATTTCTTAAACATTTGCTTCACCTAAATAAAGATTCCGTTCAGCCTTACGCCGGTTTACAAGTCCTGCGAGGATCTTTCCACCGGCCTTGTTCCATAGCAAGAACGCCGCCGCCGCGCCTGTGTATTGCCCATTTTTGTGAAGCCGCGCTACGGATGATTTGCTGAAATTGCCTTGACCGATGTTATAGCACAAGCTGACCATTGCATCGAACTGATTCTGGTGGGCTTTCCCTGCGTACTTGGTCACAGCGTCTTCAAACTTTCCGAGATCCTGCCTGAGAAGAATCTCGGCAGTGCCTTGGCTGATCTTGAGTCCTTGAGTAACGTCAGGCCCAGTATGTCCGTAGCCCACCGTCCAGACGTTTGCGGGACACAAATAGCTTTCCAGCTTGCATCCCTCAAACCGTTTGATGAGATCGATTCCCTCTTGGCTAGTCTTCATTGTCATCAGGTTTCTCAGCCTTCTCAGCCGCTTCAAACGCATCCATCTGTTCCTTCGCCTGACGCTCAATCTCCTGCAAGATCCAGTAGGTGTTGGTATGGTTCGGCATATTTGCCAGAGCGGATACCAGAGCGTTGTAGGTCTGAGCGTTGAGGCTGACGTTGATATTTTCCATTGTGGTTTCCTGTGTGTGTGGTTGATTAAACGGGGTTAGCCCAAGGAGCCGGGAGGGTCACGGCTTTGGGGTGGATCAGGTCTTCGATCTGCTGATTGAGCGACTCTTGAAGTGCGGTTACTTGGTCAATGCCCATCGCGGCCTGTACCCAAGCCTTTGCCTGTTCTGGGGTGATTTCATTGTACGGAGTGAACGGATCGTTTGGCCCTTGAATCACGGCTTGAGTGCTGTAAATGGTTGCCGTGTGACCATTGCCATCATCAGCGGTGCAACGCCAATGAATCGTGAAAACGACATCCGCATGGGACTCGTATTCCGGGTAGCAATCAAAAGCGGGAAATTCCCAAGTGTAGGTGTTGCTCATGCTAAAACTCCGTGGTTTGCAAATTCACCGTGAAACTTCTCTCGTGCCTCAATGGCTACGAGTTCTGCTAGTTCTAAGTCTTTAAACATTCCAAAATACATCGGCTTTTTATTGACTCGCAAGGTCACCATCCAGTTTCCAGATTTTTCATCCAATTTGATGTTCTTTAAGCCCGACTTGCTGTTTTTGAAAACTTTTCTGTTATGCCCATTTTGAGCTTTTGTCGCTGGCCTCAAATTAGCAAGGAGATTGTTTTCCTTATCCCCATCAATATGATCTAAAAACTCAGGAAGATAGCCGTTAAAAAATAGAAAAATAGCTCTATGCGCTAAAATTTTCTTGCCATCAACAATGATGTGTAGATAGCCGCTTGACTGCCTATTACCTACTCTTTTGCCAGCCGGAGCGCCACGCACAGAAATTTTACGGAACAGCCAACCATCACTGTATTCAAACAGTTCGTGTAATCGGTTGTACAGAGACATTAACTTAACCTCTTCTTAATTTCGTTGAGTTCTACGGAGAGTTCTTGCACCGTCTTAATTAGACGGGGAACCGCTTTGGACCAGTCAATTCCCCACATATCATCTTCATCAGCGGGGACGTTGACCATTTCTGGAATGAAGTTGATTGCTTTTTGAGCGACTGCACCAAAATCCTGATGTTCGCCTGATGAAATCCAATCGAATTGATCTACTGGGAAATCAAGAACGCTTTGGATGGCAGATCCTGCCGGTGTTACGTTGGTCTTAAGGCGCTGGTCTGATGACGTGACGTAGGCGGTAGCGGTATTACTGTAAGTTATGTTACCTACGCTTGTTCCTGAATAATAAAAAACACAAGCATAATCGGTTGTTGTTGACGTTTTACCGAAGTTAATTCGTCCCGAATTACCACCGTTGTTATAAACTTGAACTCCTACGCCGCCAGCTTCGCTTGGTGAACCAGTCGTCCCAACCAACAAATTCCCACTGGAGTCGATGCGGGCGCGTTCGGTGTTGTTCGTTATGAATTTTGCAGCGTAATTAGCTATCGTCCCATACGACATTGACCCATCAGTGTCGTCAAAAATAAGACCACCATATTCCGTTGAATTAGATGACGGACCCATGATGAGTCGCGTTGTTCCACCAGCCGCATTACGAAGATGCTGGTTACCGCCGACTGCTAAAAGGATGACCCCGCTAGTTGCACTTGATGTACCAATTAAAAGCCTTCCACTCGCATCCAGCTTCATCGCCGCTACTGGAGAAAAGGTTGCGCCTGCCGTACCTGAAGCTGACCCAGAATTGTAAAAGGCATACGCACCCGCGTATTGCTCAAGAAATGAAGCGCCTACACTTCCTATGTACTTCCAGTTACCAGATCCATCCTTGTAGCAGTTGTTGCCTAAATCCAGTGTGTTGCCGTTACCCGCTAAAAACGCTCGTCCCGTTACTTGCAGGGCTGTCAGGCCCCAAGCACTCGGCGTAACACCCAAGCCGAGGTTGCCGGAGGATGTCAGACGTAAATTTTCCTGATACGTCCCAGCGTTGCGATTAGCAACTACAAAATCCGCTGAATAAGACGCTGAAGCTACTGCACCAACTTTGACGCCGCCTGTTGTCGAATCTCCGTACAAAACCTGATAAAGCGTTGTAGATGACGCGTTGTTTAACGCGCTAGAGTTATAGTATAAATTCTGCGAAGTAGTTGTATTAGCAGCCCATGCCGAAGCATCCGTAAAGGATACAGATAATTTATTTGCTGGCGAACTCGTCCCAATCCCTACGTTGCCAGAAGCATCAATACGAACTCGTTCACTGGAATTCGTCGCAAACCCAAGGATATTCGTCCCCGGCAAATACGTCCCATTCGCAGGAGCCGTTGAGCCTGTGACCGTGACCCGAGTGAATGCGCCCGTGTTCGGAGTCGTTGACCCTATCGGTGGCGGTGTCGCAAATGCTGTGGTCGATGCCGTGTAGGTGACAACATAATCAGCGATGTTGACTAGATTGGTGAAGCACGGAATGAACCGAGTACGCCAGCCGCCGTTACGGAGGCCAGTGGTTGCGTTATCGTCATCTGTGACCGTTGAGCCATCGCCCCCAATGGCGGTTGGAAAAGTAACTGAACTCATAATAGCTCCTTGATTTCGTAGCCCGTCTGGTAACGTGTGGCATAGGGCTGGTCGATTGCTGATAACGCTCGGATTCGTCCGAGGAATGCTCGCCTGTGTAGGTTAATCGCGTCAGATGGATCCCAGATATAAAGCAACTCTGCATCCGTTCCGCTGATCTTTTGAAGGTCGTTGTTCAAAATGGCTTCTTCATTGGTCAACTGATCCAAGGTAAAACGAGCCACTCGGCAAGAATCACGCCTGTCAAAATACTCAGCCCCTGACATGGCTTGGTCAATTAGCGTTCCTGTTTCGTAAGAAATGGACGCGCCCAAAGTCATATTGTAGAACGGCTGATAGATAGCGCCGACAAATACGCGGCCAAGTTGCACATAGCCGTCTTCATTGGCCGTGTCAAAGAACTCTACCTGATAGTAACGCTCAGACACCAAAGCAGTCGGAATATGGATTAGCGTTTTGGTAAAGAGTGCTCGATCTTCGTCCGTGATGGTCAGATCCCAGAAGCGCATATCCTCCCATTCGTAGGTTCCGAAGGGCATAATCGGCCAGACATCCAATGTGCCAGAATCGTATTCAAGGGTCGTATACCCGCTGTCGGAATACACCCGATACCGATATTGAGCCGTGACGGACAGGTTATGGTTGACGAAGGCCACAGCACCAATGATCCGAGCCGTGTCAGTCGAAAAACGAAATCGCGTACTGGAATTAGCATCATCCGTCGAACGTGCAACCTTATTGAGGATGCGGTTCTGTAGATTGGTGATCGGCAATGTGGCTTCCCATGACCCATACGAACCGAACGTCGAAGTATCGATTCTGTTTTGGTAAGCAAGGATCATATTGCTCATGATTAACCCCAGAGCGTCAGCGTAGCGCGGTTCTTGGCATAGCTTGACGATATGCCGATAATTCGGAATAGAGTACCAGAATCAAGCCCAAAACGATGCAAAGTCAGGTTTGCAACCCCGTTTAAATCGGGGAGCGTTTCAGTAACGTCAAGCGCAATGCTGACCTGATACATGGTTCGCTTAACCTTGTAGAGATTGAGCAGTCGAGTCGCTTCCGTTCCAGCCGCTGTCGCATCGACCAGTAACGTATCTCTGGTGATCTCGGTAGCCAACAAATATTGCGTCTGCACAGTCGCATCTGTGGCATATCCAGCGGCTGATGGGTATTTGAGGACGCTTTTTCTTGCCTCTGTTACACCCGCCGCCAGATCCGCAGTCTGGATGCTGTAGTTCTTAAGGTACGTCAGAATGACCTTGTACGCAGGAATGCCGCGATCAGTGTCTGATGATCGAACGGCCTCAATGTTGATGATGTTGTCATCATTGATTTCAATATCCGCCGTTCCTGATGCCACAGCAAAACGACCCATGCGGAACTGGCCGGTTGCATCGTACCCGTACCATGCGCCAACGGATTGGGCAATCTGATCCATACAGGAAAGCCCAGAGTCCTCGCCATAGACCCAGATGCCGACTTCTGAACTGTTGGCAGTATCAAGAGCGGTTACATCAGCCGCGTTAATATCGCCCGAATTTACCCCGCCCTTGATGGCAATCAACTTCATGATTTGCGCGGCTGTACGGTTGCTAGAAGCGGTTCCTTGCGTGATATCACAGGTGATTAGCCCCGCCGGAGTTGATCCTAGACGGAAATAAGAGCCTGATGAGGTCGAACAAACTCGGTAGTTTCCTGCCGATGGCGCATTGGCTTCCATGTCGGCAATGCTGGAATACGCCGAACCTTTGGTCAGCCCTGCGCCTTTGTCATAGACCGCAGTAACATCGGAGATGACTGCATCATTGACTTGGAAAATCAGCCGCGAAGTGTTCACGCAAGGCGGCTGGACGTTATAGACCTTGCCGTAGACCACAGGCTTTTTCTGACCTTTGAGATCGGCAACGCCTTCAAGCCCTGAAGGAAGGCTATTGGTTCCAGCGAATTCTGTCTTTTGTAACGGGAGTTCCAGAACCGCCAATTTGTCACGCGCAAGTACCGTGACAGTATTGAACGTGAACTCTACCTGTTCCATCGTCCCAGACAGGATTGTGGTGAAAGTCGAATACGCCTCCGTGGGGTTGCCGACTTTGATAGTCAATGCGCGGTTGTCATAGCTGTAATTCGCCATGTAATCAAGACCGCCATCAACGTTCGACAGTTCTACTACGCCGTATCCCACGCGACTTGCGCCAGAGGTTGTGCCTGACGCAAACAGGTTGCGCGTAATGTCAGCCGGGGTTTTGATCCTTGGCTCATAGTAAGTGTTGGCCGGGGAGTCAGTCGGTTTGGTGACATAGTTCTCGGTACAAAACCGCAGAGTAGTTGTAGCCCCTGCGGAATTTGTTGCGGCTACGATTTCAACAAGGTAGATCATGCGGATGCCTCAACCTTGGCGATGCGCGTTGATTCAGCGGTTTCATTGCGGATCTCTGAAAGCTGAGTGATGAGTTCACGGTTAGCCGCTGATTGCAGTCTGACCAATGCTTGTAATTCACCGATCTGCTCCTTGAGAAGCGCAGTCTGCTCGGCACTGGTAATCACCACCGCGTCCTTGATCGTCTTGAAGAAGTTGGCCGTTGCTCCTGCCGTTGATACGTAACCACCGCCAGAGCTAATCAGTTCTGGGCCATATTCGCCAACCAATGAAACACCGGCTGGCATCGTGCCGCCGATTGCTCTGGCTATGGGTCGAACCAAAGTTGGCCTAGCTACCGGGATAGGATTGGTCGGAGATCCAACAGGAGCGGCGGGGTTGTAAACCACTTCGCCACCGCCTGTAGTGATGACACCGGGGGTTGAAGTAATTTTTCCTGCCGCCAGTGCCCCCACTGCCGCCGCGTATGCCGCCATCGTTGCGTTTAACGCGCTGATAGCTGATTGCACACCTATGGTGTTGGTGTTGATTGCAACCAACGCAGAGTAACTGCTTTCAGCAACGCGCAGTTGGTTTTCAACCAGATTGGCCTGTGCTTCTGCGTACCCTGCCGAAGCCTCAAGCGCAGAGGTTACGGAAGAAAAATCATCTTGGAATTGCTGACTGGATGCGTTGTATTCCCTTGAAGCATCCAAGAAATCCTTACCGGCTTTGGTTATTTCGGTCAGAGCCGATTCATCACCAACAGCAACCAGTGCGCTAACACGCTGAAATTCTTGTCGAGCAATACGGTAGCGTTCTTCTGGGCTGATGTATGCAGACTTCCCACCCGTCAGTTCATCAAGATATGCCCTGATGTTCTTGGAATAGTTGAGGAACCTGTCTTGTACTTTCTGAAGATCCTGATACGCCTTTTGCATCGAAGAAAAGGCAGAATCAACATTCTTTTGAAGTCCATCAAGTATTTTCTGCTGTGCTTCGGCTTGGGCATCAGCCAATTCTTTTGCCGCGTCCGTTAGTTCAGAAAAGGCCGGATTCAGTTTCATAAACTGACCGAACAATTTTTTCCCTTCTTCCGTGGTTTTATCCATGCCAAGAGCAATTTTGAAAAACTCGTCCTTAGACTTTGGCATTTCATAGCCAAGTTTTCCAAATGCTTGTGCCAATTCAACCGTATCAGCATTGACACGTTGAGCATCCGTCATGAAGTTCTGTCTGAATGACTCCATTGCCGCTTCAAATTCTGAAAGACCCCCGGCGGCGTTAATCATTGTTTTGTCTACATCAATTTCACCAAAACCGGCTACGCGCAAAGTGGCGCTTATATTTGCAATTTGCCCGTATGCGCTAGCAACGTCTTTTGCTGACCCTTTTAATTCTTCTACGTATTGGCGGGTTCCTTTAGACAAATCTGCTTGTGCCAGAATCGTCTGTCGAGTGATTTCTGTACCGATGTCAATCTGGTCTTTTTGATCTGAAACGATGTCAGTGTATTTGATTGCAGTCATTCCAAGCATCATCAATTCTTGCTCGGCTTGCGCTACGCCATCGGCAACCCTGATAGACGTTTCAAACATCCCTTCACCGGCTCTACGGAATTCCTTTAACTCTGGAACCGCCGTTTCGACTAACCGATCAAGCTCTGAACTCACCCATGCGCGAATTTTTTCTGCATTTTTCTCTGCGTTTTTCCCCAGTCCTAAATCTTCATCTTTGATTGTGTAATTTTTTAACACGTTGGCAAATTCTTTCGACCCTTTACCTAAAAATTCACCCGCGTCAATTAAGGTTGCATACGCGTTATCTAAAACCTGGCCTAACGCCGATTTAAGAACGGGATCTAATTTGCTTGTTTCGCGCTCAATTTTTTGAGACGTACTACTAAACATGCCAAATAGCGCTTTGTCTGTTTTTGTAACAAGCACATTTGCGTATTGACTAGCTTTTACTACCCCTGCGTCAATAATACTCCCAAGTGTTTGTTCAAATATATGTATGCCTTGGTCAATCAGCGATCTATTTACTTTGGTGCCACCAATAATCCCACCAACAATAGCGCCCATCAGCGGATCAGCGGGTAAACCAACGTGTTTTAATCGCGGGTTGCTGACAGTGCCAAGGTTTAGTTTTGAAACATCAAAATTAAAACTGGTAGCTATGGCCGTACTAAGGCTTTCAATTGATCCGACAAGCAATTCCATGTTGCGAGCCATACCCTTGGTGTAATCAAGGTCATTCGTTGAGTTCTCAGCAAGGATTTCAAGTGCATCAAGGATTGAAGTTGAAGATTCACTGGAACCCAACATGGTTGCAGTTCTTTTTTGAAATTCTTCGTCCTGCTTTTTCTGAATGTCAGTAACGGATACACCTTGTGCGCCAGACCCGCCAGCACCGCCAACCATAAAGCCTATACTTGCCATCAACGCTACCCAAGCGGCCACACGAGCGAATGCCGTGTAGGGATCACCCGATGATCCTTGATTGGCCGCGCCTTCAGCGGCTTTTGCGTTACCCGCAATCTGAGCATTAACTACTTCTTTGGTTCGATTGATGTCAGACAAGATGCCCATTTCTTTGAGCATCGTTTCAAATGAACCAAACAACTTATTCATGTCACCAAGCTGTTGAGCAAACGACATGGCAGATTGCGCCATCTCAAATGCCCTAAAGACTTTACTGGCCGCACCCATTGCCTCATATCCAGCGGTTCCTTTTTTAAAGAAACCCTGCGCGGCTTTGGTCATGTCGCCGTAGGATTTGATCTGAGCCTTGGATTGCTTTTTGGCCGCATCATCATTGATCTCAGCAATACGCTTTTGATCGCCTTCAGCGTTAGCTACAGCTTCCTTACGAGCGATCTCAATGGTGGCTGATTGCTTATCGTACTCAGCCATTGCCACAGACATCCCACCGATGGCTGCGCCTACTTCACCAAAGGC